AATCTCAGCAGGTGTGCCTGCGTATCCAAGTTTGTAACATAATATGCAACCTATGTCAGCAATCTCGGATAAAAACTTACGTTCATTTTTCCGCAATAGCAAACCTCTTAGACGGATAATTTACGAAACTCTCGCCCTCGTTACATTCCTCGCAACAGGTAACGATCTCGCCAGACATATCCCTAGCCCTCGGAACCTCATCCCAATCTACTACCCAACCGCAATACTCACATTGTGCCAAATTGCTATCATCGATCTCGTTCATTGCGTCACCCTATCCATTGTTCGATTAGAAGCCTCCTGACTGCGCCAGACATCGACCCTAGCCTGTGCTGCTATCAACTTCCACCTAAGCTCCTCAGCAGCCTCTACAGCCGCCTGAAGCCCTTTTAGTAAGGCTTGGTACTCTGGATGAGCATAAGCCTGATTCTCCCTGTCAGCGACCGTATTCCCGATAGCCTGACTGAACAGGATTGCTTTCTTGCTTTTCCGAAACTCCTCTAGGTACGTTACCTCAGCCTTAGCCTTAGCGTAAGCCGTAGAGTTCCGGTAGATAAAGTCGATTGCCTCGTGAGGGTCAACCTGCATACTGAGCCTCAGTAATGGAGACTCGGATTGCCTCAATCAGCTTCTCAGCGTTCTCAGGCGAGATAGACAGGTTTGCGCTACCGTTGGACAACATCACGTTAATCCAGACGTTCTTGCCAATCGTATCTACGAAAATTGCTGTGTGCTGGGTTATTCCTTCAACTTTCATAATGCCCCCTAAAAACCGGGGCTTCCCCCGGCTGGTTGATTAAGCGTAAATTACTAATTTATCGTTGGCTTTTTCAATCGCATCGTTCCAAGTTCTTACCCATTCAAACCCCCATGTATCGATGTCATGCGCTTGGGATTCACCTTTGTACCCACGCGCAAATGTAAATGTGCGGTTCTTGCTGTCACGGGTAATCTTTACCCATTGGCTGTCACCGCGAATCGTTTTCTCTGTAATCATCTCGTTCCCCTGTGTTACGTTGTCGATGGACAGATACTCTCATAAAAGGTTTCCATCCGTAAACTAAATAATTTCTATCGAGAAACGCCATTTTCAATAGATAAAACCTATTCCCTGCAAACCTCCTTTACCGCCTTTATCGCGTCAATCACGTTACTGACAACAGTTACCTGCCCTCTCCAACTGTGATGCCATAAGACTTGATCCGGGGTTAGCTTGGCTTTCTCATCCCGTTTTATCTCCAGCAGGACGTTTTTACCCTTGTAGCCCACAAGAATATCCGGGCATCCTTTGCCTACCGCATGGAGATGCTCGACCTCCATCCCCAAGCGTCTTAGCTCTTTGACGATCTCGACCTGATTCGAATCCACTCGTTTATAGACCACGCCAATCCCCTTTCTTGCCCCGGTTACCAAGCTCCCATTGGATGCGGCAATCTTTCTCCAGCTTATCCCGTCTATCACCCTTGACCCTAGCCAGATAGTCCATTGCCTTGCCCCTGTCCTCTACTCTCCATGCTAAGACTTGGCGCACCTCGCACCTATGCCTATGCTCTAAAACTTCCTCGGTTGTCAAAGTCAATTCTCGCCCCTATTCTTTCCACAAACTGCTGGCTTAGACTGTCGTACCAAAGTCCGTACCACTCCTGACCGTCACCGTTCCGCTGCTTCTCGCACATTAGGTAGGTATCCGGCTGAGTCTCGTCTATCTGCTCACCCCGGTTCTTAGCGTTTTCCTTCTTCTTGTTGCGCCACACCAAAAAGACGTTATCCACCTGATCCGAGATAGAACCCGATCCCTTTAGGTCGTTCTTGTTCGGCTGTGTTTCGTCCGTCTGCTGCTTGCGGATATGGTGGACTAGGTGAACATGGACGTTATGATCTCTCGCCAGTGCTGTTAGTTCGTCGATAAAAGACTTTTGCCCGTTGAAGTCATCTTCGTTCTTCACGCACTTCATTAGGCTGTCAATGATGATGTGCTTAACGCCTAGCTCAGTGGCGCAATACCGAGTCATGGCTATCACCTTCTCAGGCGACGTAGTTCCCTGCTGGTCGTAAAGGTACATATTACTCCCTAGAAACTTGTCCATCCGGTCAACCATCTTCGTGATGAATCCTGCCCTATCATGGGTTAGCGGATCATCCAACGATTCACCGGAAAACTGTCGGAGCATCCGCTGTAGAGTCCTCTCTGGCTTCATCTCAAACGAGGCTATGCAGACCGACTGATTCTGCTTGACCAAGTGCAAGGCAATCTGACCTGTAATGAGCGACTTACCGCCACCGTTGCTACCAGCGTAAACAGTTACCTCGCCCTCACGATAGGCAAAGGAATCATGCGTCTTAGTCCAAGGCATAACGACTTTTCGCTCTACCGTTTCCGATAGGTAGGACTCTTTGACCGACTCCAGCCAATCTCGAGCTTTCCTTACCCGGATCGTCACATCATTAGCGTGAAGGTACTTCTCAACGTCAATAGTCTCGGATTTCAGGATTCGGGCTTTCCTAGCCTCGTCTAGCTCTATCGCCCTCGCTTCAATGCTCATCGTTTCTCCCCATATTTGAACAGCAGTTCTTTTTTAATCAAAAACGCTTTCTTTTTGTTCCGATCTCCAGCACCTACAAACTCTACATATACCAATTTATTCTCGATAATGCAGTGAATAATGTCTCTTGGTCTGACCCATAAAAAAACGTCGCCATCGTAAAAAACCCACCACTTAGCCTCAGTTGCCAACAATGCCGATGGATTGCCAGACATCTCGACTTCAACAACCAGATTGCCTGTCTCTTTGGACATCGGGTCGTACTTCACCTCAACGCCTGTGCCTGTCTCTGGTATCCAAATGTCGTAGCCCTTGTAACCCTCAATCAACGTAGCGCATGGATATTTCTTCCGAATATTTGAAAGAACCTGCATTTCAATGGCTACGCCTCGGCTAAGGTCATCGTGAAAGGTCATTTTTCTCTTTGACCTCAATAGCACGATTTAGATACCAGATAGCCTTTTGTAAGTCTTGCGTATATGTACCCTTGTGTTCTGCCCTGCTTATGTACTTCACAGCGTTACCAAGATGGAAATCAAGCCGCTTTGCTTCGATGTAGTCGATAGCCTCAATACCTCCTGCGTTGTAATGCGGAGGATTGTTCACCATGTCAGACATAATTCTTTTCCTTAACCTTTGCCAAGAGCATCGTCGAGAAGTCGCTAGGCTTTTTCGTTAGGTTCCAAATCGCCTTGATCTCTGCGGTAGAAAGTTCTTTCCATCTAGACTCAAGCTGCTCCTCTGGCTCAGGCTCTTTCGGAACCTCAATCAGCGGCTCTCCGGCTAGTCGATCAGCAAGGGCTTTCGTTAAGGCATGGTTCGTGTACATCAGCCGTAGAATCTTTAGTAGCTCCTCGGCTTCCTCTCGCGCTAGTTCAATCGTCATTAATGCTCCTCTGATCTTTAAATGATTCATACATTCGACGTAAGCATTCACGCAAAATTTCATTTTCCTCATGTAATCGGCGCAGTTCCTCAGAAGTCTTTCTAAGGATTGGCGAAAGACCCAACGAATCAAGAGTAGAAGCAAGTTGCAATGCTTCTGGTTTTTCCTTAGTCATAGTTTCCCCTAGTTAATGTAACTTACCGCTTCGTTAATTCTGGATACAGCCGTTTTAAGCCGTTTTCTGTCCTTGGCTGATACTTCCCTACCCTCACTTACGTCAAACGCCGCTATCGACGTAATAAGTGCCTCAAATTGGATTATTTTCAGCAGGTCTGTTGCGTAAAACGGTCTGCGTACTGGTTTATTGAAATGTTGTTCTTTAAGGTAATTAATATTGTTGTCGTTAGGAAATAAGTCTGTCAAGTCCATTCCGACAGCTTCAACGATTTGATGCGCTGAACATCCGGCAAAACACTTGAGCAGGATTCGACCGTCATCAGTTTCCGTTATGGCAAGGCTTGGTGATTTATCGCCATGAGCAGGACAACAAGCAGTCCATCGACCTTTAGAGCCTTTGACCTTTTCGAGTTTGTTTAGCAAGTTTCCAATCACAGCACTTTTCTCCCCATAAAGTTTTCGTTAGCAACCGTGTTCTTGACCCAATTAGCCTTAAAGCCCTGCCAACCTTGGACACACATTTCTTCCATTGCACGTTCTAACGACCACCCTAATTTGCTTGCTTCTTTAGCAATGCCATCAAGCACCGTAACCGTTACTGGAGCTTTCTTAACGTTCCGTAGGGCAATAAAGTCATGCCATACATTTTCAGAAACATTTTCAGGTTTTTCGCTAACGATTTTTTTCTTCTTATCTGTCTCTTCTCTTCTCTTCTCTAGGAGATCATCTTGATATCCGCTTGATATCACGTTGCTAGCATCATGATCCAAATAGTGAGAAAGCTTTGATATACAAGCATTTACGTCACTTTCAGACATTCTTAGCCTAAAAGAGATGGTCTTAATGTCGGGTAAATTGCCATGATCCTCTGACGCTAAAAGCCAGAGCATGACTAGGACTTTGGAGGATTTGGCATCAAGTTCGTGCCATTGAATATCGTCTAAAAGCTCACGATAGAGCTTGATCCAGATGGGCTTACGATCTTTGAAATGCTGGAACTGAGACCAGTTCTTGACTCGAATAGACATATCTAACCTTCCATCAAAAGGTCATCACTGTGGTGGGACAAGGCAGGACGGTGATGAAGCGTCTTTTCGGGAGCTACCCTAGCCATTCCCTCTGAACTATACCGTAACGTTTCTCAACTGACAAATCTTACAAACATTGTGTTCCTTGAACTGCATTGACGATCTGGACTTCTTGCAGCCAGCGCAGTATCTAAGACCGTGATGGTATTTCTTAATCGTTCCAGTTTTGTCGCTTAACGTTGGAACTGAGAGTTTTGAAGGTTCTTCTTTCAACTGGTTGCCCTCTAGGAGTTGTCTT